CCGGCGGACGTCATTATCGGCGCCCACACCCATACCAGCGCGTTAACGATCCTTAAGAACGGAATATCGAACAAGCTTAACCACTGTCTCAGGGTCGGAACCTATAAGCGTTACGATGACTACGCCGACGCGGGCGGATACACCGATGAATGTATCTCGCCGTCCGTCATGATCGTTATCGACCCCGACGCGGACGAACGTTCTCGAACTCACATATTCCATGACCTAAACGTCGGCGCGATATTCCTCGCGAGCTTGCGGACTAAGTTCGAGAAAAAGGCGGCGGCATGAAAGAACCACGAAAAAGCGCATTAAAGGAAGCTGAAAAAATTGTCTATGGTAATCGAGAACAGACTTATGGCGATCCGGCGGCGAACTTTAAGCGAATAGCAAAAATCTGGTCCGTAATTTTTGGAATCGAAGTCACAGTTGAGCAAGTAGGCTGGGCGATGGTGGGGTTAAAGATTGCCCGCGAAGTAAACGCCGTCCACGAAGATAACTTGATCGACGCTATCGGTTACCTCGCACTAATTGATCGCATTCGAGGAATTCCGCCCAGTGGTAACGAAAATAAACCCTAACGGCGGGCTAATTCTTACCCTACTACTCGACGCTTTGGCGTTCTGCGCGCTTACCTGCTTGATTCTCCACGCGACACTTATCGCGCTCCATAAGTTATGAAAAAGCTAATCGCTCTCGCCCTTCTCACTGCTGTCCAAGTCGCGAGCGCCGATACATCGAAATGGGTAATCGATAATCTCAGGACACGCTCGACACTCGCCGTCATCGCGGTCAATCTAAAATCGATCAACCTTAACCGCTCAAAATTGTTAACCTTAGAGGTAAAGGGAATCGGCGGTACCGACCTAAGTACGAACCGGTTCGCCGCCGGTTTTCTCGCTGGCGTTCACGCGAAATTACCGTTCGGTTTCGATGCGTTCGCGGGCGCCGGTTACTATTGCACCGCGCTACAACGTCCGACTCAAGCGCTAGTCGTCTCTATCGGTAAAGGGTTCTAGCGAGCGCGTTTGCCGTGGGAATCTATGTCCCGCTGGTTTTACTGTTTATCTTCTTTGGCTACGTCTCAGGAGTGACCAAGACCCGGAACCGATTATGAATAGCCACCCGGTAGATAAGCGCGCGCAATGTAACGCGATGCTTTTAGCGGGCGAATCTATCGCGTCGATTTCGCGCGCGCTTGGCGTACCGAAGACCACTATAAGCTACTGGAAAAAGACTATCGACGTCTCGATCCTGAAAGAAAAGATCGGGCAAGCGCTAGAAAAGGGCGAAGACGTTAGCGAACTGCAATTAGAATGCGTCCTACCGGAAGAACCTAGCATCGCGGAAAAGACGGCTGAATTCTTTCACAGCTACCTAGATTCGTGGGTAACGATGGCGCAACTTTTGCAAGATCCCGAATTCCTTCGAGCGAACCCGACGGTCGCACTTCAATATCACCAGTTTCTATCGGATAGAGCGGATGGACTCGCAGACAGACTTGAGGGGAATCTTCGGGAAACACCGGAAACAGGACGCCAAGAAGTTCTTTCGCCCGATGATCCGCGCATCCCGCGCGCCAGTTAACCCCGCGTTCGGCGCGAATCGTAAGGCGCAACCAAACGAAAAAATAGAAGGAAACTACGAACAATGGCTTAAAGAATCGTTCCCGTCGATGACGCTTAAACCGCTCGCCGAAAGACACCACAGGCTATGGCGCTGGTTCGATTCGCTCGAACCAGGATTGCATCTTCCCCCACAGTTAGAGTCATGGGGACGCGGCGGCGCGAAATCCTCGACGGCGGAGTTTGGCGCGGTTTACGTTGGATGCAAGGAAACGAAACGATTTTGTCTTTATGTTTGCGAGACTCAGGAAGCGGCAGATAAACACGTTCAGACGATAGCGGGCCTTTTCGAGCGCATCGGAATGGAGCGCGCGCTATCGAAATATGGAACATCGAAAGGATGGCGCCGCGATCAGCTTCGAGTATCAAACGGTTTTAACGTGGTCGGCATCGGCCTCGATATCGCCGTTCGTGGTATCAAACTTGATGACGTTCGACCGGATCTAATTATCGTCGACGACATCGATAACCGGAACGACACCGAAGGCGCGATAAAGAAGAAGATCGACGCGCTAACGAGCTCTATTTTCCCGGCTGGCGCGAGCGACGTTTCGATCCTGTTTGTTCAGAACTTGATTCACGAAGACAGTATTGTAGCGCAACTGGTCGACGGTCGAGCGGACTTCTTGCACGATAGAAAATCGTTCCTCGAAGTAGCGGTTCGCAATCTTAAGACGGAAGAGGAAATCCTACCAAACGGCGTTAAATCGCGAAAAATTATTAGCGGCGAACCAACTTGGCCGGGCCAGGACTTAGAGACGTGCCAGGCGCAAATTAGGCTTTGGGGATGGTCGGCGTTCGTTCGAGAAGCGCAACAGGAAGTACAAGGCGCCAACGGGTTCTATTTTGACCATGAACAATTTACTACCATTCAATCCTTACCAACCGATAAGACTCTCCGATTGGTTCGCGCTTGGGACATGGCGGCAACACAGGGCGGCGGGGACTGGACAGTGGGTGTATTGCTTGGCTTTGCGCCTAACTGGAATTGTTACGTCCTCGATGTTGTTCGTCACCAGTTCGATACGTCGCGCGTTCGCGATCTGATCTTAAGAACCGCCGAACGCGACACTAAGGGCGAAGTCTGGACCGAAGACGAATACGACGTTCGAGGAAATCTAATGAAGGCGGGCGAATTTTTCTATTCGTTCACTGATTGCAAAGTAGCGCCAGTTATTATTCACCTTCCCGTCGATCCGGGCCAAGCTGGAATTGATCAAATCGAGCAACTTAAAGCGCTCTTGAAGCGCTACGTCGTTCGAGAGTCACCGGTAACTAAACGAAAAGCGGTTCGCGCTCGTGGATGGGCTGACAAAGTCAATAACGGCGGCGTGTACCTGATCGCCGCGCCTTGGAATTATAAATACATCCAAGAGCATCGCCAATTTAAGGAAGACGAGTCGCACGCAAACGACGACCAGGTAGACCCGTCCGCCGACGGATTTAACATCATGGTCGCGCCTACCCAAAATCTTGCACTTACCCCGGCGCAACGTGTCGGAAGCATCAAAAGGGCCTAACTTATGAGATCTAACCCACCAGGCGCACCACGGGGTAACCGCTACGCAAGCGCGCGTCAAACACAGCCCTACCAGTACCCGTACGGCGTTATTCCGCGCCGCATGATCACCGAGCGCGAGATCGGGCGATCAAAAACCGAATTCTGGCGTTATGCGGGCGATGCCCCGCTCAGGCTTTTAACGCTACTTCCTGATATTCACCCTAGCGTCGGGCTGGCCCTTTGGAACGCGCTTAGGCTCACCTGCAACCCCGAAGATACTCAAATCGTCGCCGTCACTATCGACCCCGCTACAGGTAACGAAACTCTCGACGAACGCGGAACCGCTGATATTGAAGCGCTTTGGGAATCGTTGCCGGAAGAAATCGGCGGGCTGGCTGGTCTTATGGTACAGCTAACCCAACAGGGTCTACTTACCGGTTTAGTTTGCGTCGAGGCGGTCCCCGGTAAGTCGATGACCGGGGTATACCGCGTCTGGCCGGTCGATTCGCTTACCGTCTATTTTCACCGCGATTTCGACACGACCGAAGTATTGCCGCTACAGCGACAGCTACTAATCAAACAGCCTAAGTCGACGTACCAGGGCTACGCGGAACTCTCGCGCGATACGTTCTTCTGGCGATCTATTGATCAGATGGTAGACGAACCCTACGGTCGAGCGCCGTACGCCACAGCGGTTCACGAATGCCTCGCGGATCTTGCTTTGATGCAGGACTTACGCGACGCGGTACATAACGGCGCCTGGCCTCGCCTGGGTCACGGCGTAAACTTCGCCGAACTTTATAAAGTAGCTACCGAAACGCTAGGTTTGCGCGATCTGCAGGGCGATTTTGCCGCGACAAACTGGGTTAACGCCAGATTCGCGGACGTCGTCGCCGCGTTTAACGATCTCAAAGCAGACGATAACATTTTCTACGACGCAAGCGGAAACCTAGAGGTTATCGAATCGTCCGGCGCTTTTCGAGCTTTACAGCCTGTTATTGAATACCTTCGACAGCGAATTGTCCAGTCTCTTAAATCCCTGCCTACATTGATGGGCATTAACGACGGCTCGACTCAAACGTATACGACGGTTGAATGGGCGATCTATGCGGCGGGCCTCGAAGCTATCCGGCAGATCGTAGTAGACGCGCTTTGTAGG